TCATTTCAGTCCAATCAGTTTAGCAAAATCAGGAGTGATAGTAAGGTTTTGTTCTTTTACAAGATTACGAACTTCTTTACGAAGATGAAGATACTTGTCTCGGTATTCTGTGAGATACTTTTGTGCTCGGTTCTTTTCATCAAAGTCACACTGGTGTTCGTAGGTTCTACTTTCGTAATATCTCATTTCAGTTCCTCTTCAATCCTTTCAATCTCAAAGATAGCATTTAGAAACTCCAAACCATACTTAGCAACCACAAATGCATCTTTATCCTCAAAGAACCGATCACCTATGGTTCTCATATCATAACCTTCTTTGTGTTTATCAAAGAAAGCAACGACATAGCAATACTCTTCTTTTGTAGAACCAACTATTTGTGCTGGATACCACTTGACGAGTTCATACTTTTGATTGCATTTACTCCAACGGAACTCTACATTACGAAATCTCATTGTTCTCCTCAAAATCAAACCATTCATACAAAGAATTCATCGCACCCTCAACCACACAATCAACCACAGCATCTTGGTGCGGGTTTTCTACGTGTTTGTGAGCACGATTATAACCGAAACGAACACCTTCTTCAAGTGCCATTTCTAATACTTTACGAAAGTTAGGTTTCATTCAAGCACCTCCCAGTGTGCATCAGATTTGTCACCGAAACGATTGGTTCCAGTTCTTGTGCTTACCCAGAAAAAGTATTTACGATTTTCTGATGCCAAGAATAACTCACCACCAGTGTCCTGCTCTACAATACAGACAGGGTTATTGTCCATAATATTTGCTAATCTATTCTTGGATTTGCTGCTTTTGGGTCTGACTGTTACTCTTCTCATTTTGAATCTCCAGTTTCAGTTTGCGAATACCAGTAATAAAGTAAGCAAAATCACGGGTTTCTGTGATAGGTTTGATTTCACCGCACACACCACACTTTGCTTCATACACAGAGGAGCATCCTACAGAATATACTCCATACTTCTTCCCACAATCAAAACAAGTGTTGTAGGCAGTTTCAAGTTTCTTCAGAAGTGCTTTCTTCTCTTTGAGAGTCATAGGTCTGTTTCGTATAAGAGTATTATAGGGCATCAAGACTCTTCGGTCTCTTCTGGTGTGCCAGTTTCTGAAGTGTCCTCACCATCGGTAAGTTCTTTAATCCTATCAAAGAAATCTTCATCAAGTGGATAGACCTTTTCTTCACCACGATCTATTCTATCACACATTTCCATCAGATATTCTAGAAATTCTTTGGGATATGTTTCATCCATATTGATAGAAGTCCAGAACCACTGGTAACATTCTTCATATGGGTCGTCGTTTTTCAGTAGAGCATAATTCTCATAGTTTCCACTGATGAGATCTCTCCACATCTTGAAGTTGTTCCAGACTTCTCTCCATCCCGTCCGGAAACAATGTCCAAAGTAATACTCAAACCAATTCAGTTTCGTCTTCATCCAATTTCTCCAAATGATTCCATCTCCAAGTGCGGGAAAGCAAATCAATATCAAACCCAATCTTATATGCCCAGAAGAGAATGCCCAATAGACCATTACCCCCAGAAGTAATTTGAATATAAGGTTTACTTGCATACTCATCCCAACTTACAGATGCTTGAAGCAAACTCCAGTTTCTAATATTCAAAATTTGAACATACCATTCGTGCCCAAAGTCTTCACGATGCTTAAATTGAATTAAATTCATTTTCTAAATTCCCTCTCAAGTTCTTTTGCAAGTTTCAAGGCACGACGCCACATCAGATATTTTACCACAGGATTACGTGGATTGTTCAATAACCACCACTTTTGTTTCTCATAGTTTGATTTTACTAATCTTGTAAGATAATAAAAGGCAGCAGCGACACTTTCATCTGTTGCGATGAAGTATGCCACTACTGCAAATACGATAAACCAGCCGTAATAAGACATCATCTAAGTCTCATAGTTTTATTATTTACTCAATTAAAGAAACTGGTCTAAAGTTGAAACAGATGCACCTTTTGCGGACTTTTGAATGTAGGTTTTGGCGGACTTATAGTTGTTAGCGACGTGAACCTGCTGCCCGTTGTGAATGATCATAAACTTCTTACCAAATGGAACTGCTGCCCACATTCCATCCTTAGTCACATATCCATTCGGATCCCCTGGTACAGAGTTCAGGAGAGTTTCGTTTTGAATGTTCATGCGGCATTCACACTAATCACTTTTGCGGATGGATTACGTGCCAAAGCAGTGCGTTTGGCATCTTGATAATCCCGTGCTTCAACGTGCTCATAGAACACTTTACCAGCAACATAGAGTTCGACTTTGCAACGCATTGGGTTTCTCCTTTGTTTACTTAACTATTATAGCAGAATGAATTGGTCAATCCAATTTCAGTGGACAGTTTATGAAGTGGTCAGGACTTTCAGTTTTTCTCCAGCTTTTTTCCAGATTTCACGATAAATTGCAGTTGAGTCTGGAACAATACTGGTGTCAATAACCTGTGCAATTCCATCATAGATCATGTATACGTCTTGTGGTTTGACACTAAATGAAATACGTGCAGAATTTACCCGAAATGGTTTGCGGTAAAAAACACTAGTATCTACTACAGCAATGCGAGCACAAATAGGATCAATTAAAATGTAAGAGTGTGCCTTAGATTCAAACTGTTTTGCACCAGTAGCTGTCTTCTTAATATCCCACTGTTTAGAATAAAAGAGTGCTTTTTGGTCTTTGCGTGGTAAAAACCCATTTCCTTGTGCTTTTACGTCGGTAAGGTGATCTAGACCATAAACCCCATCAGGATCGTTGAAATTTGATTTTGTGTTGGGTTTGAGGTCAATATACTGACCCACGATATCAATAAATCCATATTCAATTGTTTCACCTCTCACAAAACAATCAATTCCATGTGCCAAGGGGTATTCTAGTGCGACCATTTTTGCCTGATCACAAAATTTTTGATAGATGTCATCGGGCAGGGAACGAAGCTCCATGACCAGATCAGTAGTAGTTTTCATGACTCAACGACGAACGACGGAAATAGCAGGTTGACCTTGATTGAAGACAGTATCGACCACTGCTTGCACCTTCTTTGCGGTGCTGATGCCCACAGAAGAGTACACAGGGATGCAGACCAGTCCAAAGGACTTAGTGTAGTCTACAAGGGCACCAGGGGCAATCCTGCCACTGCTGAGACCCTCTGCATCGTCCTTGTGCAGACGAATGACCCTACCGATGGTCTGAGAGATACCAATGTAGTCCATGGACCTCATAAACAGCACTGCCTCAAGACCAGACACATTGATACCCTCACTCAAAATGCTGTGATGGAGAACAACAAACTTCTTAGAGTCATCCTTACCCCAAGCAGAAAGAGTGTCGAAGAACACCTCACGGTTGACTTTCTGACCATCAATCACGGCACCAGTCTTGGAAGTGATATACATCCAAGAGAAACCACGATCCTTCAGTTGAGTGCAGAAATCAGTCTGAGAAACCAGAGAAACAATCTGCTTGGTTGCCTTAGAGCAAATCAAAACCTTGCCCACATCCTGAGCATCAATAGTCTGAATCAGATTCTCACAGTCAACATCAGCAACAATCTGACCCTTAGAGAGCATCTCAAACTGCTGCACCACAACCTTAGGAGGAACAATGAATCCACCCTCAACCAGTTCAGGAGCAGGCACATTGCAGATCACGTTGCCATAAACCGAAGCATCATTCATACCAGGTTTGGAAATCGTAGCAGAATGCTTAGGAGTAGCGGTGAAGAAGTAGCACCGATCAGCAGCAGAAGCAAAGTGCTCTGTAGCAGGGAAAAAGTGACGTTGAACAGAGTTGTGTGCCTCATCAAAGTAAATGGTATCAACGTGAATATCTGCCTGTTGCAGACGCTGCAGGGAGTTGTAGGTGGTGAAAATAAGTTGATGCTTATAAGCACGACGAGACCAGTTGTAAATCTCAGCAGGTTTGGTCGTGCTCTGATGATGCGTCTCACCACTATGAACGTGCAGAACAGCAGCAGTGGTGATAAACTCAAGAAACTCGGAAGACAATTGCTCAGCAAGCAGAATGCGAGGAGCAACCACTACAATGGTCTTAGGAGCATTAGACTGAAACTCACGCAAAGCATCAAAGATGGCAACGTTGGTCTTGCCACCACCAGTAGGAATGATGATCTGACCCTTACGATGCTGCAGAAGAGCATCCAGAGAACGTTGCTGGTGGGGACGGAGTTGAATCACTAACCTCATTGCGTATAGGACTATTATAGCAGAAAACCGTCCCTGGTGCCAGGCAGGGGACGGTTCCTAAAGTGTCCTATAGAGTCTTAGATTCTCATCTTCAACCCAGACAAAGGTAGTCTACAGGGTTTTTAGAGGAGTGTCAAGACTTTGGATATTTATCCTTTACTTCTTGAATTTTTGCTGCCATTTCACTGGGAAATAATCCTGCATGAAATAGTGCATCAAGTTGATCACCTATTGATGGATATTCACGAGCACGAAGATTTTTATACTCATTAAACTTTTCTAATTCTTCAAGTTTTTTTAATTCATTTTTAATTTCAGTTTTTGTAAATTTTGGTTTATCAATCCATTCAATGCCTTCATAAGTATCTCCCACAACTCTTATAACCGCATTTTCTCCTCCAAGAGAATAAATTGCTTGCATTATAGTTGGTTTCATGCTAGTATCTCCATTAAGATAATTGTTGAAGTTGCTGTTTGTGCTGCACCATCATAATAAGCATTTGTTATACAATTAGATGTCCCATCGATTCCCTGACCAAAAGTTTCATAAGTAAGAGTACTTGTTGATCCAGGAGAATCTAAATATGAAATTGAAGATGTTGCACTGTGTAAAATAGTGGTTGCATTAACTTCCCATGCACCATGATATGCAGTTGTAATCCCAATAAATGATCCTGCACCAATTTTTCTCTTTAAAATTAATTGTGCAGTGCTTTCCTGAATATAAAGCGGTTGAGTAACATAAACCATCACTTTATTCGTTGAAGATGATAAAGTGATGGTTGTTGTCAATCCAGTAGATCCTTCAATTGCTCCATGATTAACTTGCGTAGAGTAACTGGCACTAACAACCTGAAGAATTTTACCAATGGAACCAAATGTTGTAGATCCAATTCCAACTTGAAGTTCTCGTGCTGTTGAGTTATAAACAATAGCACCTGGAACAACACCATTTGGGGTTGTTCTATATGCCATGTCATATCCAGTTCTTGTGGGTGAATTCCAAAGAGTACTGACAATATTTAATTCAGATTGTGTTAGGGATGGTGGAATAAAATAACTGTTTGAAGTTGTTGATGCTGCACCAACATCTAAAACAGATCTCGCAATGAAAGTGTTAATACCAACTCTCGTTAAATATTTGTTTCCATTGTAGTTTGATGGGACAAGACCACCGTTTGTGGTTCCAAATCCTACAGTTGTAACTCCAACTTTTGGTACAATTGTGAAATTTTCACCAACAAACGTTGATCCACCATTTGTAGTTACTTGAAAATCTCCATATGAAAAATATGGGACAGTGCTTGAAAATGGTGCTGTGTTTGGAATAACTCGTGGATCAGATAAAAATTCTCCATTTGTTGAAAGACCAAGTTGCCCAGACAACATTACATTATTTCTAATTTTTGTTGATCCATCAACTATCAATTTATATGAATTTGTGGGATCAAGAGAAGTAAATATTGTTGTACCGATACCAACTTTCGATGCAAGAGTTATATCACCAGACACTGTTGAAGTTTCACCAGCACCAACTCTAACTGATGTTGTTACATTAATTTTATTGAATGTACTAATGCCAGAAGTAGTATTGAAGTTTTGAGAAGATCCAAATGGAAGAACACTGCTTCCACCTATTGGATCTAAAACAAATTTTGATCCACCAGTTCCAACGGTAAGAATACCAACTATTTGAGCATTTCCATTAAGATAAGAAGTTCCATTAACCTGAAGATTATAATCAGGATTAGTAACATTAATTCCTAATTTACCATCATAAGTTAAATCTAAAATGTTCGAAGAGTCATATCGAACTCTGAATCCATCTGTGGATCCTGTTCCTGTTCCCTCATGAAGATTGAATTGAAAACCACCTAATCCATAGTTATTAATTTTTAAAAGTCCAGAATCATATTGTAGTAGAGCACTGCTATTTCCAAGTCCTACGGATTGTCCAATTGAAATAGATGATGTGCTAGTTGTACTGATAACTTCAATTGATGTAGCACCACTCTTTTTAATTTGTAGATCTGTTGTTGGATTTGTGGTTCCTATTCCAACATAACCATTGCTGAGTGCTGAAAGTGTTGTACCAGAAACAAATAGAGAAGTTGCATTAAGAGTTGTTGCAGTCGTTACACCAACATTAATATTTGGAGTTCCTGTTAAAGATTGTGCAGTAGATGCAGTTCCCGATAAAGAACCACTGAATGTAGTGGCAGTAATAATTCCAGTTGAATAAATGTTGCTTGAGGTTACAATACCTAATGTAGAAACTCCAGTAACCAGAAGATTCTGAGTTGTGGTAAGACCAGTAACACCTAAAGTTCCAATGGTTCCTACACCAGTAACCAGAAGATTCTGAGTTGTGGTGAGACCAGTAACACCTAAAGTTCCAATGGTTCCTACACCATTAGCACTTAAATTAGCACCAACAAATAAGTTTTTAGCAATGCCAACACCACCGGAAACAATTAGAGCACCAGTAGATGTTGAACTTGAATCAGTAGTATTATTGAATGTAGAAACGCCCGTAAACTTAGAACTACCAATTACATCTAATGCTGATGCTGGATTTGTAGTTCCTATACCAATATTAGAGGATGGTATAAGAACATTGGAGTTAAATGTTGAGACTCCAGTAACATTTAATTGAGTTACTGATGCAATACCACCTATAACATTTGCTGCAGTGGTTGCAGTTCCAGTAAGAGCACCTACAAATGTGGTTGCTGTTACAACACCAGTAATAAATGTATTACCATCGACATAAAATTTAGAAGTTGGATTAGTGGTTCCTATTCCAATAGAACGTGATGTTGTAAGAGAATCACCACTTACAATCCATCCAGCAGTAGCAATAGCAACTACTCCAGATAGTAAGGATCCGTCACCCCTAAAAGAAGTTGCAGTTATAATTCCAGAGGATGCTCCAAAGGTAATAGCAGAACCTATTTTTACATCATTTTGAAACGTTGAGAATCCAGAAATATTAACATTTTGGGATTCTAATAAACCATTTACTCTTAAACCACCATAAACATCCAATTCTCTCCCTGGAATTGATGTTCCAATACCAACATTACCTCTTCCATCTACGATTAATCGGTTATTATCAACCTGTACCCCACTTCTAAAGTTAAATGACTTCCTATAATTTGCCATTTTATATGCTTTTTAATTATTTATCTTGTAGTTTTTGTTCAAGAACTTCTACTTTATGTGAGAGTTCCTTGATTGCTTCAACAAGAAGTGGCACAAGTTTTTCATATCGAACCGCAAGATATCCATTATCTCTTGTTGTGACTGCTTCTGGAAGAACTTCAAGAACTTCTTGAGCAATCACACCAATGTCATTTCCTTCTTTACCAGACTTTTCATTCCAAGTATAAGTATTACCACTGATTGAAAGAACTTTTGCAAGTGGATCTTCAATTGGGGTGATATTATCTTTCAGTCTTTGATCTGATGTATAGAATGCTGTAATGTCATTTTTTACGGTAAGGTTTCCACTACTATCAAGTGACATTAAAGCATTACCATGATTTCCAGCACCATCGTGAGAGTACCAATTATGAACTTGACCAGCAATTTGATACAATCCACCAGCAGTTGTAGTCGGATTTACCCAAGCAGACCCATTATAATATTCGTGATTTGCTATATGAACATATTTTGATGCAACTGTCCCACCAGATCCAGAAGAAAAATAAGCATCACCAATGCGAATAAATTTATTTTGAGATACACTAACTGATTCATTTGCAGTAGTTGTTGCATTAATCGTTACAGTATCTGTCGATGCATCTCCAAGTGTAGTATTACCATTAACTGATAAGGCATTTGTAATTTCAACATTACCTCCATTCACAGTTAATCCATTTGTAATTGTTGCAGAACTTGCAGTAAAAGTCCCTCTTGTGACTGAAACATTTCCAAATTCATTGATTGTTAATGCATTTTTTGCTCCAGAAGCATAAGAATCTGTGGTTGCAAAATACATTCTGGTGCCATAAGTTCCATCAGAATTAATGTAAATACCAGCTTGTGCTGTAGTTCCAAAAGAAGCATCTCTTGCTCCAAATGTAAGTGCTGGACCTGCATTTGTTGTTCCAGATACAGATCCAATATGCAATCCGCCAATTGCTGTTCCTTGCGTTGTTATATTCCAAGCAGAAATTTTTCCACCAATTACAATATTTTTTTCTACTCCAATACCACCTTCAAGAACAAGAGCACCAGTATCTTTACTTGTAGACTGAGTTGTATTAGTGATGGTTGTTATACCTGAAATAGATGCCTGGTCAACATATGTTTGTCCACCAACATTTAGGTTCTTTTCAATACCAACACCACCTTTTGTGGTTAGGGAACCATTCTTAGTGGTAGTGGATTGAGTTTCATCAGTGATTTTTACCAAAGATCTTAGATTGACATCATCATTAAAGTTAATTTCTCTGTTAAAGGTGACGGGACCATCAAACTGAGAAAGAACCGTATTAGAGTTTCCACCTTCAACAACAAGTCTTTCTTTAACAGTAACCTCATCAAATACAACACTCAATCTCGATGGATCTTCACCAGTTACGGTTGGAACTGGAGTGTCAAATGTAACTTCTTCACCAGTAGTAGAGGTTTTCTTTTGATTTCCAATGAAGAAATCACCTCTGTTGTTCATACCAGTGTAAACAACAATTCCACCTTTTCTCTCTTGAGACTGTACAAGGAATTCTTCTCTTTCCGAAAGAGATTTGATTTGAATTTGAGGAAGACCAGTTGAATAGTTTCCAGGACCATATCCAAGATATTCAAACGTATGTCCAGAAGCACGAATAATGGATGGTCTACGGAATTCAACTGGAACTGGTTTAATTTTTCTAATTAAAGATCCAGGATCATGAGATGTTTTTCTCGTAGCAAGAGCACCACGGATTACGGTAATCTCATCATTATATGTTCCACCCAGAGTGCTGCTTGCCACTCTCATGATTTCTTCATCAATCTGAATATAAGAACCATATGGGAATCTTTGTACAGTTCCAATACCAGAAGTTGGAAGACTAATTCGAATATTCTGATCGTCTACGAAGCTAGTAACATATGCAATTTCATCATCAAATAATGAAACACCT